TCTTCGGCCAGCTTTCGCTTGGCTGTCAGTTCCGCTATGCGCTTTAGCAAGCCGCTCTTGCCCTTTTGGGCCAGCTCGGCAATCTCCTCGTCCGTAAGGTCCTCAACATCCTTTGAAAGAACCTCCTTGGGGGATGCCTCCTTGGGCTTTGGTTCGCCCTCCTGTGAGGGGGATGAAGCCTTCGGGGCCTCCTCTTGGGGAGCCGATTCAGACTGTGCGGCTTCAGGCTTTGGGGCCTTGGCGCTCAGTTTGGCGATTCGGGAGGACAGGAAATCCTTCTCCGTCATCGGCTTAGTTTCTGTTTCCACGGCTGGCTTAACGTCTGCCGCGTCCGACGTAGTGACTTCTGACATAAGGTGGTCTATCCGCCGTATTTAACGCCCCGGCGACTGCGAGTTGGCGAATGCTATCACAAGGATTTTGGTGCTTGACCATAAGCCATAGCCATGAGCCCATAAGCCACCATGATTGACGACAAATCGCTAGAGCGCCTCCACAACAGCGAAGACTTCCTCAAGTTCCTCCACTACATTTACGGCATCCGCGAATGGTGCATCTCGCAGATGCACGACGTACCTACAGAGCGGCTTCAGCAGCTAAGTGGACGCATCTTGGCCACGGAGGAAATCCTCTCCGTAGCCAAGTATCAGGAGCTGTCCGATAAGTGGAAGCGGATGCGGGAGTAGCCCTATTGGGCCATCCCCTGCGTCTGCATCTCCCCCATCTGGGCGGGAGCCGTACCAATCTTTCCAATCTGGGCGTTCTGCGCCTGCTGCATCTGGAACTGGTATTGCTGGATGTACTTCTGTAAGCGGGCTTGGAACGCCTCGTCCTGCTGCAAACGCTGCATGACATCAGGCTGCTGGGTGTACTGTTGTATCACCTGCAATGCCACCTGCGCCCCGTTGGGTCGCGCACCCACCTCGATACCAGCGTAAATCTTGGAGAGGTCGTCCGTCACCTGCTTCACAATCTGCTGTTGAGCCTCGCCAGCGGGCTGAAGAACAGCGTCAGCAAGGGCAGGATTCACCGAAGAAGCCAAAGCCTCCAGCAACAGGTCCATGTTGATGCGGCCATTGCGGTCGAGCTGCACCAAACTTACAAAGCGTTGCAGCTGGGCCTCCAGCGTCTCGGGGTCGGTGTTAAGGACATCGAACGTGATGTTGATGTCGAAGTCCTCATTCGGGTCGCCACGGCTGTAGCGCACCGGATCGGACGTACCCGTGACACGGAAGAACACCTGCTCGGGGCCAAAACGCTGGTAGCACTTGAACGCGAGTTTCAAAACGTCGCGTACATGGCCAAGGAACTTGTCCACATAGTACTGCTGGCGAACCCGCGACATCGGGTTGTTGTGGTCCAGCCCCATGATGCGGTCGGCTTGGTCAATCTGTACCCGCTCCATCTCAATGCTGCCCGGGTTGTAGGGCGGCACAGGACCAAACTGAATCTCGCCAAGACGGCGATAGGGCACACGCGCACCCGGGCCCCAATCATTCGGCGGGAAGCCAGCGGGGTGCAGGATGGGCGGCAGCGTCGCCATGCTGTTGCGGTCGGTGCGGGCGTCACGCTCCGCCTTCACTCCCCATTGCAAGCCCTTGAGCAGCTCCGGGACGGTGTTGAGCTCGTACAGCCGCTTGTTGTCTTCGCTGAGCTTGGTGACGACGAAGGGGTAGTCGTCATATCCATTGAGGAGTTCGTGCTTCGCATACTTCGGGTCCTCTGGAGTGCCCGTTTGCATGGAATGGAACACCGTGCAATAGATGCCTTCCGAATTGTCCTCTTGGGAGATGAGTCGCTGGTAGGCATAAATCACCTCATAAAGCTCATCCGTCTCGTTGGACGCGGCACGATTGATTTGCGTGTTAGTGCGCGGGTCCGTAATGTCGATGGACGTGGCAAAGCTATTGATAACGGTGTCGGCCCACTCCGCGTCCCATCCTTCCGTGGACACCTTGTTCTTGATTTCTTGTGCCGTCATCAGCACGCGCCAGAAGCAATAGGGGGCTTTCTGATAGTCGGTGGTGTAGGCGGGGAAGAACACGTCGCCATCAGGGGCTAGGGCGCACACCTTTGGCGCGTTCACCGACTGACGCACCACGGGAAGCTCGGCCATGCCCGTCTTGCGAAGCTGCTTGATGGCCTTCTTCGCACGGGCATCCGTGACGCCCTGAAACTGCTGCTTCAAGAGCTCCGCAATCTGGCTATCCGTCTTGCCGTCCACAATCAGCTGAGCCAAGTCGGGACTAAGCTGGGCAATCTGCTGGAGGTTGAGCTGCTGGAGGAAGGTGCGGTTTTCACGCATCCAGCCGACGTAGCTCACCATGATGCCGCGCTCAAAAAGGTAGTTGGCCCCCAGCTCCATCTGCCGCTTGAAGTCCTTGATGTAGGACGAACGCATCCACTTCAGGAAGGCGGACGTAACACGGGCACGGGCGATGTCGCCCAGCTCCACGGGATAGGCGCGGATGTTGGCCCGCTCAAGGGCCTCCATGCAGAGCGCGACGTAGGTGTTGATGCGCTCGTCAATGATGCCAGCCTCCGTGTCCGAGGCCCCCTCAAACGGGAACGCATCGGCTCCGTGCTTGCGAAGGTCCTTGGACTTCCCGGGCCAGATGTTGCGGCGATAGTCGAAGCTGTCCCGCGTGCTCTGCAAATACCAATCCAAATCGCCAATCGTCCGCTCGTAAGCATTCTTCAGCGCCGATACGTCGGGCTTGCCCGAGGCGAACGTAAGGGCTTCAGTTTGGTCGTTTTTCATTAGGGCTCAGGCGGCGTTGAATCTTGACGATGATGTTGTTGGCAAATCCCTTGTTCGCACCCACCTTGTCCGCCAACAACTCCGGGGGTACGGGGTGGTAGCGGGCCTGAAGGGCGCGAGTCAAAATTTCAAAGCCGAGAAGGCGGTCCATCTGCTCGGCCTGCCACTCGGGATTTAGGGTGATGTCACTTTCCGAGCGCCTCATGCCGATAGGTGGTTCCGCCTTGCGCGTCCTTGATGATGTTGACGTAGATTGGTTTGCCGACAAGCCTATCACACCAGCTCGGTCTGATTGCGACAGGAACCAGAGGATGGGTCTTGCCCAAATGGGCATACACCCAATGCGGATTGGGGGCGCGCCTCACCACAATCATCTGCACGCGGGAGGGCACGGCGAGTGGCACCTGCTTGTGCAGGCGGAGCTTGTCCGCCCCCTCTTCCGTGAACCAAGCCCCCTTCTCGTCCTTGCCCCACTCCTCGTCGGAGAGCTTCTCCGCCCGCAGCTGGATGAGCTCATGGTTCTTGAGGCCGAGCTCCTTGGCCATATCCTTGAATGTAATTCTATTCATCTTAGTAAGCCTGTGACGCCGAGCGTTTCACCTTCATGTCGTTGGGGTTGACGTGCCTGATGTCGGAGATGGCCGCATAGCGCAGGACATCCACGGGGTCCTTCCACGCCTCTTCCAGCCCTCCATCCGCCGTATACTCCTGCAAGGCGGAGATGATGTTCGTGCAGCGGTCGGAGATGTAGAAATGGGGGCGGTTGAGGCTGTCCATCGGAGCCTTGCGATTGTAAGCCATCTTCGTCTGCAAGGCCTGTAGCCCGTCCTCAATGTCCAGCCCGGGTGCCGGAACGAACACCAAGCCAGCGTCGTTAAGGTCTTCTATGATGGACGATGCGCCGGTTTGTGTCTGGTATTTCTGAGCCCCAAGGCGGGGGTCAATCAGGCGTTCAAAGATGACATCAGCCGTCTGCTCCTCCAGCCCCGTAATCAAATCAACGTAGTCGCGTATGCCGTGGCCCAGCCCCTTGGCCGCTGGCCCGGGCATCCACTTGCCGCCCCGCATCTCTGCCCATTCCCCATAGGTGCCGTCAGGCCACTCCCTGTACACCCACCACGTCCCCGTCTCGTCCACGGCTATCCACACCATGAACCAATTCTTACGCCCAGCAGGGTCCAGCACCATATACCTCGTCTTGCCCTTCAGGTCGATGGACTCATGCTTGACGACATTCACGTCCACGGAGAAGTTGGGGAACTTCGTCGTGTACGTCTTGGTGGGCACCCCGTAGGCTGCTGTCAGCGTGTAGGCCTCGTCCCCCTTGGCCCTGCATTGCTCGGCAATGCTCTCATAGCCAGACCAAGGGTTGTCTTTGCTGTGGAAGTAGACGATGCCGGTGTTCTTGTTCTCGTTCACCTGCACATAGGGCACAGGCCGGTTGTTCAAGAGCTCGGCCTCCCTGCTCTCCAGCGTCTTGGCCCCGTCCAAGTAGTAGCGCACCGTCTCCGTCACGCCGTCCTTGGGCGTGAATGTCAGCAGCAGCTTGGAGTTGAACGTGCTGAAACGGATGTAGAGGCGGTCGAGGAGCTCCATCCCCATCAGGTATTCATCGCACCATGCTCCCACATTTATCCACTTGGGCTTCGGAGCCCCCAGCTTCATGCCCTCAAGGATGGTTTGGTTCTGCTGGTATTGGCTGTATGTCTTGAACACTATCCGGCTCTTGTTCGGAAGCACCAGTCCCTTGTTCGCAAAGCCATTCTGCATCGAATAGCTCATGTAGTGGGTCTCTTCCGTGGCCTTCTTCTTCAGCTCGGCTGGCAAATACTCGTAAACGGCACTCTGCTGCACCAGCACGCTCGTCTCCTGATTCTGGCTGAAGCAGAAAATCAAGCTCTCGTCGTTCTCCACCGCCGCCTTGACGACAGCCCGAGCCCCATACGTCGTCTTCCCGCTTCTGTTCGCACCCAGCAGGAGGAGCGTCCTGTGCTTATGGAACATCTCCTCCGCTATGCGCCAATGGTCGAGCACCCATCCATACCTGTACGGGTCCTTGCGGGCGTTGGCTATGGCCTCATGGTAGATGTTCCATAGCTTCACCAGCTCCTTGGGCTCCAGAGCCGCCATCTCCTCGTAGGAGGGCGGCTTCAGGATGGGGTGCTCTTCCCACTTAAGCGCCATCAGCCGAGCTTCTCGCCATTAAGCGACCAGACGTAGCTGCGGCTACGGCCCAAGGCCTGTTCCATGTCCTGACGCAGCAGGTCCACCTGCTTCTGCAAGGCTATCTGGATGGCCACAAGGCCTTCAAAGGAGTCAAGGACGCCCATCAGCATCCCCGCCACCTGCTTCTTGTCGAACGTCTCGTCCTTCTTCAGCTTTAGCTTCTTCTTTGTTTTCTTCATGGGAAACATCCTTGGCAGGCGTCACGTCCACTTCAATGGACACGGCCTTGGCCCGCTTCTTGGCCTCTTCTATGGCCTTTACGGCGTCCTCAAGGCTGGGAGCCCCTGTCCTATGCTCCACCACCACCTTGTTGCCCTCCGTGGCCATAAAGAACTTCTCGGCGTAAATGCCATAGCTCATGGCTAGGTCGCGGATGTTCACCCTCTTCAGGGCTGTCTCATCCTCCGCCAGCATCTTCATCTTCTCCTGCTGGAGCATCCTAGCTCCCTCAATCAGCTCCATTGCATCCTGCGCCACAATCTCCCTGCGCTTGTCCAGCAGGTCCTTGTGCCTAGCCCTGAGCCCCACCAGCGTGTACCAATCAATGCCCTCCTCCCGCATGATGGACTTCCAAGGCTTGCCCTCCGCCATCAGCTCCAAGCACCTAGCCGCCTTCTTCGGGTCACGCGCCTCCACCAGCCGTCGATTCTCCCCGGCTGCAACAATCGCCTTCATCATCTCCTTCTTAATGGCCGTACCCTCGGTCATAAGAACATTTAAGCAGGGCTATTACTAAAATACAAGCTGGGAAATCTTTACCACCATCCTACTGTCAATCAGCCACTTACGTCCCCATAATAGGAATTTTAAAATTGTGTGTAACTTTTTACCCTTATCTCCCGTCCTCTAATTCCAAAAACTACTGATAGGGCGTGTTACGAAAACACTACACTTAAGTAGTAGTGGCTAGGATTGGCAACGGGGCACCTGTCTAAATTTTTTTAACCCTGTTGGGTGGACCCAATGGCATTGGGCCCCCCGAGCTTTTCAGATACCCCCGCCCCCCCGGTAGACCAATAGGGTCGTTGCGAAGCAACGGGAACCCGCTGGTAGTGGCTATCACCTCTGGCGTACATTAGGGAGCTGCGAAGCAGCGGACTCGTATGATCCCGCACCTGCCTTTTCTCTCCTTGCTGGCCCGATAGGGCCTGTGGAATTGCATTGTTCCCGTGCGCGTGCGGGGGAATAAAAAAAGGGAGCAACGGGTCGCCCTGGCGTCCGCCAGAACTCCGCTGCTCCCTTTGTGGTGGGACCGAGCTAGGGCCTAGTCGCCCTTATCCTTGTCGATGAACAGGATAGTGAGCGTGTAGATGCAAACTATGAATAGCGCGACGAGGGCCCCAACTATCATGTCAAGGACCCTCATTGGACATTGCCTCCAATGCGAGTTGGTAGTTGCGTTCTTCGAAGGTGTTCTGGGTGAGAACGCTGTCGAAGGAGCTGCGGCTGGTGTGTTTGGCTGGCCAATCGCGGGTGTAGCGGTAGGGTTCGTGGTGGGTGGGCTTGGGGGCTGGCTTCTGGCCCTTCTTGACGGACCACATACGGGGCTTCGCCTTGGCCGTGAACAGCATGGCGGTGTTGTCCTTGACGGGCCATGTGGCCACATTCTCGTTCAGCATGAGCTGGACGGTGTGGGGCGTGGTGCCGAAGGCGATGACATCCGACTTGTGGCCGACGTGGAGGCTGGCCACGTTGTCCTTGACCACCGTGAGCGACCAGACGTGCTTGCGCGAGGCTGGGCGTAGGTAGGCGAAGGCGAAGTAGCCGGTGACATCCTCCAGACCCTTGGTGCCCTTGTGGAGCATGGCGCGGAGCAGGATTTCCGAGTCGCATGAGCTGGTGACAGGATCAAGCGTCTCGTTCTCGGTTTCGACGATGCCGTTGTGGATGAGGAGGCCGCGCTGGCGTTTGTCGTCAAGCATGGGGTGGGTGTTCTCCAGATTGACGCCACAGGTGGCTTTGCGGCCGTGGATGATGAGCGGCCCACCGTTGGAGGCGTTGGCCGTGTTGTGGTCCTCGTAGAAGGACGAGGCGAAGGGCGGAGGGGCCTCAAGGGAGGCGTGGCGGCGCTTGACGTAGGCGAGCTTGCCTTGCTCGTCCAGCCAAGCGGCTCCGAAGCCGTCGTTCTCTCCCGACTGGGAGAAATAGGCCCAAACGCGAGCGATGATGGCGTCACGTTCCGAGGGATTATGTTGAGTGATGATGGCGATTTTGCACATGGCTTATTCCTCCGTGTTGAGGCTGTCGGTGTTCTGGGCTGGGGCTTCGTTGTAGAGGTGAGGATTTATCTCACGATGGCGGCGGAGCCAGTAGGCGCGGTCGTTCTCGGGCAGCGGGAGCTGCGCGAGTGTTTGGAGCGTGTCGGCTGGCTTGGGTGCCTTGGGCATGGCCATGAGGAGTTCGATGAGGCGAATCCACATGAGGATTTTGGTGTAGTTGCAGGTGCCCGAGTGGATGCGGAACTCCAGCGTTTGGTACTTGCTGAAGGCCGAGACGTTCACGCGGCGGTAGCGGTCGCCGACGGCGATGCCACCCTTGCAGTAGCTGTTGTCACGACGGGACAGCGGGAACAGCTCAATGAGCTGGTCAATCCACTTGTCCACGCGGCGGGCGAGCTTGATAACCTCGGGCTCCGACATACCGCGACGGTCGACGTGGACATGGAGTCCACAGGACCGATTGACGCGGAAGTCGAGGCTGTTGAGGATGGAGCACAGCTTGTACAGGCGGGGCTCCATGAGCTCACGGGGGAACAGGGCCTTGACCTCGTGGGCCTGATAACCTCTGCCCGTGGGCACGCGGATGGAGCCATCTCCACCTGTGCGGGCCCAGATGGGCAGGGCCTGTGACATCGCCTCGAAACCTACGGAGGCGAAGCCTTCAATCTCCACGGAGATGGCTCGGTTGTAGCGGAATACCTTGGGCGTGAGGTCCATCTGCTTGATGCGGGCGATGAAGCCTTGGCTCTCAGCGAAGCGTCTGTCTCGTGCGTAGTCGCTGTGGATGCAGCGGCGGTCGCGGATGCAGTTCTTCAGGTGGCTCTTGGCGTAGGGACAGTACATCACCCTGTCTGTGTAAGGACGGAGCACACGATGTGCCGTTAGCGTTGTGGGCATAAGCATGTACATGACCGGAGGAAGCTCTTCCCCCTGTTGGCGCTTGGTGGCAAGTGCCTCATGCGTTAGGCTTGAGTCGTAGAAGCGGCAAATCTCTGCTTGGCCGAGCAGCCAGCTGGAGTCGTTTGTCGCGCAGATGGCCTCGGCGAGTCTTTCGCGAAGCTCGCGTGCCGTGGCCTGTGTCATGGGGATTCCACGTTCATTGAACGTGTAGTTGTCGGCAGCAATCATCTCGGCGATGATGCGATTGAACACGGAGTTCAGCTGTCGTTTGCGATTACGTTTCATGTTCGTATGCGTAGTCACGCAAGTGTCACCTTGCGGCCCAGACCCGGGCGAGGAATCCCCGACGTGGGGAAAGTTTGACGGAGCCGAAGATAGGGCTGAGTACGCCCTTGTCAATACGGCGCTGGCGAAGCTCGCGGGCTTCGGCGCGTTCGGCTAGAAGACGGAAGTTGATGGGCATGGGAACTTTGATGTGCATTTTAGTTATTTGGTGCTGAAAGCGTAAACGCACACCTCTTGGGTTTTGAGGTTGTGGTGTGACATTCCGTAAAAGCGGGATGATGTTGAAACAAGGTCGGACGGGTCTAGGTCTTGCTCTTTGAGGAACTTGAAGCATTCGTTTTGCTCCTGCTCTGATACGAAGAGCAAGTCTTCGTTAACTAGGTAAGATACCCAGCTTGATGGCAGGGTGTGTGTCTTGATGTGCATATGCGTTGAAGCGTGGTTACGAGATGGTTTCTGTGTTGAGTCTGACAACATCGTCGGAGTTGTAGAGGAAGGACTTTGCTTTGCGGATGTCGGAGTCGGTGTGGTGCGCTTCGCGCAGCAGCGTGAAGGCGGCTCCGTCTGCGCTTACGATTTGGTACTCGTACGCAACTGGCACAGCAGTTTGCGTTATGTAGCCAAATTCCTTTGCGCGTTGTAATCTCTTTAGGTTTTCAGTTGTCATGGGATTGAGTCGTGTGGGGGCGATACCCCACTGGGATGTAGGAATTAAGAGAAGGATTAGTTGTTTTCATTCGTTGCGCGTCGCATTGCGATAGACGACGCCACCGCCTAGCATGTCTTCTCCGTGGTCGGCTTTCTTGTAGCCGCGAGAGAGCAGCGTGCGGTAGATGCTTCGGGCAGAGTTGACGCTCTGCTTGAGGCTACGGTCTTTGGTGCTTCCAGTGATGTATGTAATGTACGCAGTGTCTTCATTGTGTACGATGTAAAACTGAACTTCCACCTTTATCGTGCGTGCGGCAACGCGATATGACGACTGGAGTATGTGGCGCTCACGTTCATCTCTTGCGTCACGCCTGTCGCTGCGCGAACGGCTATCGCGGCGGTCGATTGCGGCATGCGAGTCCATGATGTCTGCGTTGCACGCATCATCTGCAGATTGTTGTCTGCTCTCTTCGCGGCGAGCTGCTGAGTCGATCTGCGCCCGATCCTCTTCCTTTTGGGCAGCGACAACCTTCCTAGCTTGCTCAATCCTCTCCTTCAACTGGCTGTCTGATAACCTATCAACGTCAAAAGCGGCTACAGAAGTCTCAACATTCTGCAGCAACTGCAAAACATAACTACTTAAATCGGTCGCCTTGGCACTGGTGAAGACGGCCTGTTTTGATTCGACTGGGGACGTGGATGTATTCATCGCTCTGGGCATAGCATGCCTGTCAAGGATCGAAGACCGCCGAAGGCGGCGCGGAACGAAGGCTTTGCGAAGTGGAGCGTCCTTGGCAGGTGTGCTATGCTGCCTTGCGATGAATACAGACACGCCTCAGGCGAATCTGGACGGCTTCTCCAGTGCCTGACCGATGCGCCGAAGGCGCGGTGGAATCGGCTAACTGAGCTATGATGGGGGATAGTGTGAAAGGGGGCAATTCGCCCCCTTTCTGCGCCTTGTAGCGGCACTCCTGTGCCGCGCCTGCGCATAGCGCAGTCACTATTTGGTGTCTAAGCTGTGGTTGGGCGGGCGAGGGAGGGCCGACGAGGCCCTCCTGTACCATGGTTGACCATTGCTAACTTTGCTTGGGCGATGCGGAGCTGAGCCCAAGACATCGAATTGACAGCCCCTTGCTAGGGGGCTGTCTAGCGGGGTCCTGTTTCTGCGTAGGGCGATTGGGGCAAGGGGCCCCGATCGTCCCGTAGCTTGCTTGCTTCAGCGCTCCGCAGAGCGCGCAAGTGGGGGCGTCGCGGGGGCGAAGCCCCTGCGTCTCGGCACATTCTTCTGCATTTCCCGAGCTTGCGAGGGGAATGCCTACACCACGCCGAGCTCCAAAAGGATTGGAGGATTGGGAAGGCTAATGCGGCAGAGGCTAATCTGACTGTCAGAAAGGCGAAGTAGGGCAGGGTTACGACCATGACGATAAACTGGCTAGAAACGCAAGTAACGGCGGTTAATGGGCAAACGCGAGGGCAGGAACGGATGAGCAGCATCAGAGGGGTCGGACGTAACACCGTCACACTCCCAGCCGAAGCCCCGCATCGTCACACCCCCAGCCGTACTTTTTTTCGTTTTCCCGCTTGCATTCCAGCCCGGCTGGTAGAATGTATCCCTGCCAGTTGTGTTCCATGTTCAAGTGTGGGCGTGTCACCGCTCACCGAGAATCCCCATCTGCGTAGCGGGTGGGGATTTTTATTTGACAAGCAGGAACAGGGTGTTCCTGTAGCGGCATGGAAACAAAATGGCAGGTGCATTGGAGGGCGAAACTCATGGCTGGGAACAGGGTGTTCCGTAAGCAGAAGGACGGCCCTCGCGTGTTGTGCAGGGGGTGGCGATGGATTGTGGCTCCCTCCTCAGACAAGGCAGCGGAGGCTCACACCAGCTTGTTCAAGAGTGATGTCGTTGAGATGGTGCTACCATCATCAAAGGCATTGTAAGATGGTTTGTCCTACGCCGTCCTAGGCTTCACATATTGGACGGAGGTGCGGCTCTCCCTGTGCAAGGGAGTTCTTGCATCATCTGGCGGATGGCCCGACCGAGCAACACCAGCCATCCTTAATAGGCTCCCTTCGGGGAGTGAACCGCCGAGCAATCACGGGCAATGGCCTACCAGCGTGATCGGCAGCATACCGGCTACCTCATCTCTCATCAGACAGCGGAGGAAAGGAATGCATTCACCCAGCAATGGGTGAACTGCGCCCGTATTCCTACATCATCACCAGCGTATGAAAAGGAGAGCTGAAAGAAAATTCAAAAAAGAGCTTGCAAGGGAGAGCCGAAAGTGTCTGGCTCATGGGCGATGAACATGAATGACAATGCTGGAATCACGGTGGAGAGAGCTATGGCCCTTGCGGAAATAATCCTCAGGGCCAATCAAATCATGGATGGATTTCTATCCAGATTTCCTGCTCCTGAATGCAAGGAGCAGCAGGAGGTGGTGGATGCGGCCAAGGAATGGCGGGGCATAGTGAGCAGGGGCATTGACGCGGCTGACGCTGCGGTGGATGTCCTGTACCAATCAGCTTCCACTAAAGTGGAGAACAACTAACTGATAGAATTTCGACTTGGTGACATGTGTCATCATTCCACCAAAGATGAGATTGGTGAGTGGGCAGGGCCAGCGTCTCAATGCTTGCTCTGAAAAGGCTGGTGTTCAACCGGCAGTACCCACAGAATCTTTCGTTTGAAGGGGTGATAGCTCAGTTGGTCAGAGCGTCTGCCTGTCACGCAGAAGGCCACGGGTTCGAGCCCCGTTCATCCCGCCAGATTGTGCTTGATCTTCAGACCCGTTTGTCCATTCTTCCATTTGCCCCTCGTCTGGGGCGCAACCAAAACCAAACCCAAACATGAAAGTAAACGCAGGTAATAATAAGAACAGCGATCCCGTACCGGCTGGTGTCCACCATGCCGTTTGTTATGCCGTCATCGACTTAGGCACGCAGGACCCGGGCAATCCCCAATTCCGTGCGAGCCGCAAGGTGATGATTCTTTGGGAGCTTCCCCACGAAACTATTGACACGCAGGACGGCCCGAAGCCGCGCATCATCAGCAGCGAATACACGGCCAGCATTGGCAAGAAGGCCACGCTTCGTTCCGTGCTGGAGAGCTGGCGCGGCAAGCCATTCACGGCTGACGAGCTCAACGGCTTCGACCTGAAGAACATTCTCGGTGCGAATTGCCAGCTCAACATTGTGCACAAGCAGGGCAAGGCCGACCCCTCCAAAACCTACGCCCGCATTCAGGGTGTGGTGCCGCTGGTCAAGGGCATGGCTCCGGTGAAGCCGATCAACGAGACGCTCCACTACACCATTCCCGACGAAGGCCCCATCGTTCCTCCCGTCAACATCCCCGAGTGGATTAGTGGAAAGATTGTGGCTTCCGAGGAGTACAAGGAGCGCAACAATGGTGGCGTACACACGGAGGCTTCCACCTCCTCGCTTGACAACGACGAAGGTGCGTTCTAAGAATTAGTTTGCCATGTGGGTAAGGGGCATGGTGGTCCGGCGTTGCCGCCATGCCCCTTTTTTAACAACAGCGCCAAAGCAAAGGAACACGAACATGGAAGGTAATCATTGGTACACGGTGGATGGAATGGCGGCGCATACGCAGCCAACGAAGAAGGGTGCGAAGAACCCTTTCCGTCCGACAACAATCAAGGACGCGAAGGAACAAAAACTACTGCCCAGCGTCAGCTCCATCCTGAAGGTGGTGGCCAACCCAGCTCTTGATCGCTGGAAGATGATGAAGGTGGCTGAGGCTTGCTACAAGCAGCCGCCCATTGGTGACGAGTCGCTCGACGACTACACGCGCACCATTCTCGACAAGGCTTTCGATGAGGCGAGCAATGCAGCCGACCTAGGCACGCGCATCCACGCCAACATTGAGGCGCAGCTTACGGACAAGCCGTTTCCGCATACGGAGGCTGAGGCCTTGGAGCCAGCGCTTGCGGCGCTGGACAAGGTGAAGGGCATGGGGCTGAATGTTAAGGCCAGCGAGGAGCGGGTGGTGTGCAAGAGGCACGGCTTCGCTGGAACGTGCGACCTGCTATTCAACACCGACGATGGCATCTTTGGTGCGCTCGACTTCAAGACCACCAAGACCAAAGCGGATGAGCCCGTCACCACGCGCTTTGGCCAGCCCGCCCAGATTGCAGCCTACCTAGCAGCCTACTGGAACGGTGGAAGAGGTGTGGTTGAGGACAACGTTGGCTACAACCTGTACGTCAGCACAACGGAGATTGGACGTGTGGACATCGTGCAATACAACCACGCCACGTTGCAATCTGAGTTTGACATGTTCCTCCATGCCTGCGCCATCTGGCGTCACCGTTATGCCTACGATCCCCGCAGCTGACGCTCCGTATTCGGACGAGGGCGAGCGCATCATCCTCTCCTGCATCCTCATGGACGGCGTTTCGTCGCTCGTAAAGGCGACGGAGGGCCGCATCGACGAGGAGTGCTTCTATGTTCCGCAGCACAAGAAGCTGTGGAAGGCCATCCAATGGCAGCACAGGAACAATCGCCCGCTTGAGCTCTACGCCTTGGCTGAGGAGCTGAAGCGCATGAACAAGCTGGACGAGGTGGGCGGCTTCCCCGGCCTGACGGAGATGAGCCAGCTTGCCCTGTCCACGGCCCAGTTGCCCTATTGGATTGAGAAGGTGAGGCACCACTACGTCATGCGTGAGGTGCTGTCATCCTGTGTGCGGATGTCCGAGAAGATAGCCACACGCAGCGGCAGCGTGGAGGACTTCGCCACGGAGGTGAACAACCTCATCAGCAAGCACCACGCTGGCATCAGGCAGGAGACGGTGGCGGAGGCGGCGGACGAGGCGTCGGGTGTTCTCGCCCGCGTCATGGACGGCAGCTTCACCAGCAAGGACATTGGCATCAACTACCCTTGGCCAGATTGGGACAGGCGTTTCGGCCTAGCCAAGGCGGGTGAGCTCATCATCATTGCCGCCCGACCGGGCATGGGCAAAAGCAGCTGCGCCCGCCAGATTGCACAGCATTGGGCCAAGGACGGGCGCGTCATCATCTTCAGCCGTGAGATGACGGTGAAGCAGATTGCCCCGCTCTTTGCCCAATCCAACACAGGGGTGAGCTGGCGCGACATCCTCAACAACAAGGCCAGCCATGCCGACATGGCCAGCTTTGGGGACGAGCTGAAGCGCATCCGCTCCCTGTCCGTGGACGTGTACGACCGCGACCGCACGCTGTCCCACATCGTCACCAGAGCCAAGGCCTGTGCCCAAATCATCAAGCCTAGGGCCATTGTCATCGACTACCTCCAGCGCTACGACGCGCAGCAGGACAGGGGGGAGACACGCGACATGGCGCTGGGCAGGTTCACGATGGCCATGAAGGACCTCGCCATTGAGCTCCAGCTACCCGTCATCCTGCTGGCCCAACTCGGGCGCTCCGTGGAGCGCGAGAACAGGGAGCCTAGGCTCTCCGACTTGCGCGAGAGCGGCAACCTTGAGCAGGATGCGGACAGGGTGATTTTCCTGCACGCTCCAGATCATCGTCCTGACGGCACCATGCAGCAGCTCACGGACAACGACATCCGTTTCATCTACGTTGACGCCATCCAAGCCAAGGGCCGCAGCGATGGCACGGGACGTTGCCCGATGATGTTTGACAGGCCCATCACCAAATTCCTACCCTACCAGCCATGAACATGAACAAGGAAGACAACGACAGGATGTTTGCGAAGCTCACGAAGCAACAAGTGACGGCCCACGAATTGGCTGCTCACTACGAGAACATTCGTCTCAAGAAGAAGATTGATGACGGCGCTTTCATCGCCCTGATTATTGCCATCGTCTTCATCACGGGCATGGGCTGCATTGCCATTGGTGTTGACACCTACCTCAAGCTAAAGAACAACGGCCAGCGGAACACGAACAGCATTGAGTTCAACCTGAGGAAATAAACATGGACGACAACATCATCTTCGTTGACGGCTCTCTGGAATACTTCCGCGACAAGGCCAAGCGCCTTGAGCGCGAGAACATTGTCCTGCGCGAGCAGGTGAAGGAAGTGAAACGCATCGTGCAATCGGAGGCCAACCATGAGGCGCTCTCCAATCGCATCCTGTGGGTGCTGAGGGAGGCGCAGCCGTGAGCGCAACGTGGCAATGGGCGAAAGCTAATCCCGATGCAGCCGCACGCCGGATACGCGAGCTGGAGCGGGAAAACGCCGCGCTGCGGGCGGCTTTAGTAGAAGCCATCAATAAGCGTGCCGAAACAACGGAGTGGCGCACGGATCATCCGACGACTACAGGCAATCCAGAAAGATGGGTTAGGGACGAGCTATGCATTAAATGGCGCGCCGCCATCGACGCCGCGAGGAAGGAGGTCAAATGAGCGACACACCACGCACGGACGAAAAAGCACTCACCCATCCGTGGATTAATGGAGAGGCAAAGTACGTTGCGGTCGACTTTGCCCGTCAACTAGAGCGCGAGAACGCCACGCTGCGGGAGGACAAGGAGCGGTTGCGCGAACAACTGCGCGAGGCCAACCGGCTGCTTGTCGCTTTTGCGCCTGAATCAGCCCGAGCCGCCATCGACGCCACAAAGCCACGTGTAGGAGACGACGCCATTATGCGCCAGCATCTCAACGAAGGAGGAACGCCAACGTGAGCGACCACCTGATCGCCGAGGCTAATCGACACGCCAAAGCATTACACCAAATGACACTCCCAACGACAAAACCAAACCAGCGCGACATCGACTGGTACATCGCAGAGTGCATCGATCTGAGAAGGCAACTGGAGTACGAGATTGAGGCAAAGCGCAATCACCTGCGGATTGCGTGCGAGGAAATCAATGACCTCAAAGTTAAGACCGGCTTTTACGAAAGAGAAATTGCACGATTACGGGCCGATCAACTTCGGATGGACTGGCTTGAGAAGTATGGCTCGACCTACATTTGTAGCCGCGCCGCCATCGACGCCGCGAGGAAGGAGGCGCAGCCGTGAGCGTAGCCGACGACTTCGCGGCCTACCGCAAGGTGGTGTCTGAGCACATCGACAAGCTCAATGAGCAGATTGATAAGGACTATCAAGAGCGCCTTGAGCTTGAGCGGATAGCCACCCGCCTTGACATTGAGAACGCCAAGCTGAAGGACAGGAACGACCATCTCACGTTTGAAAACATAGAGCTTCGTTCCAATCGTCCTGCATCTGAGGCTGACGCTGCCGACTTGGCGGCGCAGAACACAAGGCTGAGGGCTGAACTAGCAGCCGTAAAGAAGGAGCGCATGGAGGCATACCAACGTGAAAGACTCAAAAGCTGACTACGAAACCAGAGTGACCAAGCTCACCGTGGCTCCAAAGGGGAAGCCCATCTTTGATGAAAGCGCCACGGACATCTACCTAGAAGACGAGGCGGGCGGTGAGTTTGTGATTGTCGAACAATACAACGAAGGCTACGGGAAGGTTGCCATTGATGTGTATGAGTGGCCTACAATCAGGGCGGCAATCAACAAGATGATCGCCAAAAGCAGGGGGGCTTCCTGATGGTTTACAAGGACATGACCTTCTGTGTTGGAGACGGATGCGCTAAGTTTCCTAGCTGCTTCCGAGCTCTAACGGACATCGTTGAGGCCAATGCCAAAAAGATTGGCTTGCCCATCTGCCAATTTACCGATCCAAAGACTCTCGACTGCTACGAACCAAAGAACAAAAAGGAACACAATGACCAACGCTGACAAGGCCACCCAGCTTGTGCTGGGAGACAGGAACGAAAGCTACGGCAACCCTGCCGACGACTACGCCAAGGTGGCGAAGATGTGGAGCGGCCTGCTCCATCCCATCCTGAAGCGGGACATCACGCCTCAGGAAGCCATCTTGATGATGGTGCTATTGAAGATGAGCCGCGAGGTACATGCCCACAAGGATGACAACATCATCGACGCCCACGGCTACCTGCTCTGCTACGATTGGGCCATCACCGGAAAGAAGCCGCAAACCAAGGAGGACAAATGAAGGCTGTACTTGAGTTCAATTTGCCCGATGAACGCATTGAGCACATCCGCGCCGTGCGCGCTGGTGATGCGTGGTCCACCCTGCATGATCTCGACCAGCATCTCCGCTCCATCATCAAATACGGGGACGGGGGCTACAAGTCGCCCGAGGACCTAGCCGCCTATATGCGTGCCGCCATCAACGACACCCTTTCATTAGTGGAGGAATAGATGAAAAAGCGACCTAGGTTTACTTTGTTTGCTTGGGTAGAGTGGCCTTGCAAGGACATCACCAGACATGAAATTCTTTCGGAAGCTGTTTGCCCCTTCACCTTCAAACGCGAGTTTGAGCTCGCCACCCCGGATGGTCCCATCTGGAAGCGATGGAGTGATACCAAAATTATCACCAACTCCGCTTACGGACAAAGAGGTGCTCAGGCTACTCCAATGTGGACCTGTTGAGAAAGTGAGTGCCGACTTTGCCCGCCAACTAGAACGACAACTAAACGAAGCCTATGAACGGAAAAGGTGATAGTCCACGCAACTGCTTCTCGGAACTCTACCGCAACAATTACGACTTAATCTTTAGAACCCATGCTCGGATTCAACGTATCGGACACAATGAGAAGCATTCGGATGCTGCTCAACAAGCACACACGGAACATGGACCTCAGCACGCCAACGCTGCTGGACAAGGAGAAGGAAAGGAAGCCCCACTATTGGGTGAACGCTGACACGGTGATTGCCGTCATCAAGCGGCGTGAGGCGGGCGAGAAGTATAGCGACATCGCCAAGGACACGGGAGCCTCTTCCACTACCATCAGCAACATCGTCAACCGCAAGCGCTGCTTCAAGACGATGCCTCACGGGGACAAGGAAATCAGGGCTTGGTTCAAATCCAATCGTGCCAAAGCCGCCTAAAACCAGAGCGGGGGGAACATGGACCGAGGCACGTTTCTGGGGGTTCTTGCGAAGCACCTTGCGGCGTTCATTCACAAGGTGGCCCGCAAACTATCAGGCAAGAAACGCCGCCAGAAAGCCCTATTGCGGGCCTTCCAAGCTACAGAAATGGGAATACAAGTGCGCGATGTGCAACGGGTGGTTTCCCATGAAAGCGACACAGTTAGACCACATAAACCCGTGTGGGCGTCTGGCAAGTTTCAACGACCTCCCGGGGTTCGTTGAGCGCCTGTTCTGTGAAGCCGACAAGCTCCGTGTCCTGTGCAAGCCATGCCACAAGGAGGTGACGTATGCAGCTAGACCTGTTCGGGGAAAAGCCTTCCAAGACTAAGCCCAAGGAGGAGGCCCGAAAAATCATTGACGCTAGGAAGCCCTGCTCCTACGAACTGTGCACGGAACAGCAACTCTATCGACCCCAACCGGCCAAAATAACCAAGCAGGGGCTGTACATCACCTACATCATCAATGAAAACTAGCGGCGTCTTCACCTCCCATGTTGTCAAAGTAGAGGCCGAGTGTGACCAACCCATCACACTTATCCCCTTCGGGGATGTCCACCGCGACAGCGATATGTTCTCCAACACCAAGTGGGAACAGTTTTTGGAATATGCCAAGAGCAAGCGTAGGGCCTTATTCCTAGGCATGGGCGACTACACGGACGGGGTGAGTACGTCCGAGCGCATTGTCCTTTCAGACCATAACCTCCATGACACCACAAAGAACACCCTTAAGGACGTGTACAAAGGCGTTACACGCACTCTGGTCAATGAGCTTGGATTTATGCGCGGTAGGACTGTTGGCTTGCTTGGCGGCAATCACTTCTTTGACTTTGGTGACGGGAACACTACTGACCACGTTCTCGCAAACGCTCTTGGCACCCGCTGGCTGGGTGTCTCGTCGCTCATCCGCCTTAGCTTCTCGCTTAAGGGCAAGGATACGGGAGCGAGCCTAGACATCTTCGCCCATCACGGCAAGGGTGGGGGCACCACCACAGGAGGGCAATTCAGCAGCATTGAGAAGATGGCCAAGACGGCAGAGGCCGACATCTACCTGATGGGCCACACCCACGGGAAGGGCTGCATCCCTGACAGCCCCCGCCTGAGGCTTGTAAGAGCTGGTAATAAGGTGGTGGTGAGGGAGCGCACCCCTTGGCTGGGCCGTACAGGCTCGTTCCTCAAGGCTTACGAGGACGGCAAGGCCAGCTACAACGTGGATGCCGCCCGCAGCCCGTGCGCCCTAGGCTGGATTGAGTTTGAAATCACCCCTCGGATTGTGAAGCAGGACGGCGGGAGCAGGGTGGAAATGAACATCCGTGGCACATCTTGAAGAAAGGGGCCAGAATAGGCCTTTGTTTCGCTTTACAGGCCATTTGGACAGGGTGGCAGGGCTCATGCCAGACGGCAGCGTAGTGCCCGTTAAAACGAACAGAATGGCCTTCTGCGTGGTTGGCAGGGTAGTGCTGGGGAATCTTCCCCACTTATTGTGCGAATGGGTGGGCGGGAGCCTAGACGGAGGCAGGTTTGGCATCCCCGAGCACTATGCACAAAGCCCTGAGAGCTGGGCCCTTGTGACGGACCCAGCCGACGTTTAGCGTCCTTCCTCCACGTCAGCGTCCACAAGCCCCTTCACCTGACGGTAGACATCGGGGCTCATCACCCTCGTCTTCACCAGCTTGTTCTTCAGGGCGTTGGCCATTTCAGGACGGGCAGACATGGCCCTGTAGATGGCATCGGCACGCTCCCCATCCGACACGCCCAAGCCGTTGAACAGCTTGGTGATGGCGTCCCCGCCTCGGGCATCATTCACCCTTATCTGCTTGTAGGTGTTGAGCAGCTGGCGCTTCTTGAAGGGATCACCATTCGACCTTGCCTCAATCTCGGCAAGGATGTTGCGCTGCCCGTCAGGCTTGGCTAGGATGTCCTGAATGATGTCGCTGTTGCTCTCGGCAATGCCCCTCGGCATGGGCACCGTGTAGCCGAAGACAGCCCCGGCAATGAGGCGATTGGGAACGCCCGCCTGACGGAAGGCATTGATGATGTCCGTGTCGTTGAAGGCACCCGTGCGCTCGGACAGGCGCTTGAGCGCCATGTATTGTTCGCCCAGCTCCTTCTGCCCCAGCTCGTAATTGCGTGCCCGCTGGGCATAGACGGCTGGCTCATCCACCCCGCGCAGCTCACCCGTGGTCGGGTCCATGCGACCCTTCAGGATGCGGCGGTAGCCCGTCACCTCCCCGTTGAGGGGTTCAATGGTGGAACGGATGCGGGCCGTGGCCGAGCCCAGAATGTCCATCGTGTTCTGGCGTGCGCCCAAGATGCGGAGGCCCTGATCCTCCAGCGTATACTTGGTGCCCAGCTTGTTGGTTTCCTCGCGCAGGGCCTTCTCCGTGCGGGTGAGGGTGCCCGTGATGGCCTGAGGCAGGAACGCCCGCTGTACAAAGCGCATGGCAAGGGCGGCATTGTCCCTCGGCTCCGTGATGGGAACGTCCGTCTTGTAGTAGGTGTTGTTGATGGCCTCAATGGCGGGCGTCACCAGAGGCCCGAGATCGTCGCCCATCACCATCGTCTTGACGTAGGGGAGGGGATTCTCGCCCTGAATCGTCTTCACAAAGGCATCCGCCATGTTGGCGTATGGCATCAGATAATTGATGGGCGTGTAGCTGAACGATCCGTCCTTGTTCAGCTTAACGATGTTGGCCTTGTTGGAGTCAAACTGCGGAATAAGCGTCGAGACATCCTTCTGGTCCTGATCGCTTGTACCTAGCATTTTGCTTCCAAGCGTGGCAATTCCTGCCGTGAACGAGGCGACGCTGGCAAGGGACAGAATTCTTTTCATTCCGGCCTTAACCATTGCCCTCCCTCCTTCTATGTCGGCCTGTGTTGCGTTTGGAGACTGCATCCTGAGGCGACCCTGCCTGAGCAAATGGCTGGCATACTTCACCTGATTGTAGGTGGTACGGACCATCTCAAACTCAAACGCGCCAAAGCTGTTGGCGGCTGTTGCAGCAGAGGCCTGACGAAGACGCCTCGGGATGTACTCGTAGGTTGAGAACGTGTTCTTCGTCACCTCGGCTGCATACTTCTTGAGCTGAGGTTCCGTCATCCCAAGGTGGAACGACTTGGCTTCATCAAGATTGTGGTGGTAGAGGGCGTATCTGAAAGCCGAGTCAGGAGATGAATAGATTTGGCTGAACTTATCCATCAACTTGGTGAAGTCATTCTCCTTGGACGCCATGCCGATAAACGTCTGAAGTTCCTTCACCTCGGCACCGGGCTGAAGAACACCAAGGCCGCGCAGCTCCTTGAGTTCCTCCATCAGGTTGAGCTTCTCTTCCGCACTTCCCAGCTTCAACGGGCCAGCTATGTTTTTACGCGCAGCCCTTATTCCTGCAATAATCTTGGACGGGCTTACCATGCCGGACGATGCTGCGACGACGGCGTTGCCCCAAGCCTGAGGGGAAACGGACTCAAAAAGATTGCCTACCGTCTTCAAGGCCTTGGATGTGGTGGTGAGCTTCATGTACGCCTTGGCCAGCGGATCGCTGCCTAGGAGATTGGGGTCCAAAATCTCCTTCCAAGCCTCCGCCCACTCTTTGGGCACATACATATCTGCAAGCTCGCGGTGGAGGGTGGGCTGATCCTGAGCGATGAGCTTCACATACCCCTCCTTCATGGAGGTTGATCCAATGCCGCTCTTGGTCAGGATGTCCTTGATCTGCTTATCGTGTTCGTGGTGAAGGATGAGACGGGCCTGTGCGCTTAACGTCTTCTGAACGCGTGTGGCTGGGTCCTTTATCTCACCAAGCCACTCCCGTGCCGCAGGACTGAGGTTGTGCTTCTTCTGTAGCGCCGACGTGGGGGAACCGGCACCGCCAATGTTAATGGGAATCTGGCCCGATCCTGTGAAGGCAACATCTCCAGCCATACGGGCCATGATGGCGTCGGCCTTAGCCGAGATAGCTTCCTGCGTTGTAGTGACGCCCTGCCTCTCGGCGTCCTTGGAAAGGCGGCGCATCAACTCATCCTTAAACTTCTTCGCAGTCCCGGGTTTGTCCCAGTCAACACCTCTCTCGGCACGCGGGTCGTGAGCAGCGTAAGCCGTCCTGATGTAGTCCTCCTTGTTCTTCTCGATGCTCTCGACTATGCTTCCCATCTCCTTCTTGAGATGCGGATAGAGCTCTAAAATCTTCTCAGCATTTTTTCCAACTAAACTCTTCCACTTGTCGTAATAGATTCTCAGCTCATTCGGCAGCTTTTCCTTGCTCGTCTTCTTGTCCATCACCGACACAAGAAGCGATGCCATCTCGTCAGGGTTGTCCGACTTCTTTACAAAGTCGTTCATTAAGTTACCCAAATCGGCAGCGTAGGCATCCGAAGACTTGATCCAGTTTTGGAAGTCATTGGCAGCCACTACCGTCTCTTTGCCTGCAATAACCTCGGGCCCGAGCACCAAGCGCCTAGCCCTGTCTTTCTCAATCTGCATTATCTTGGCTGGCAGGTAGGTGCCGCCAAGCGTGAGAGCGCCAAACATGGCCGCATCCGCAATAGGATTGGGCTTCCCCTTCTCCACGGCGTCATTGTAGGCATAGGCGGCGGCACCAATGCTTGCCGCCCCACGGGCGGCAGCTGCCCCAATCGGGTTGTTGATGAAGCCGCCCTTCAGGGCATAACGTCCCTCGACAAAACCAGCGGCTCCTCCAAGGGCGCCACCAATAGCCGCCTCAGTTGTTGCCTCTTTCCATGTTGGCAAGCGTCCCTCATCAATCAACTTTTCAGACGTACCAGCCAAGGCGGCGGCAATACCGCCTTGTGTAGCCCGAATAGCAGCTGTGCGCCCCACCGTGGGAGCCACTTGAGCCCCAGCCTGCAAGGCCTGCCCAAGGGCCGCTGTGCTGCCAGCCCTAGCCGCTTGCAAAGCAGCCCGCGAGAACACCGCACCCGGGGCAGAGAGAATGCCAGCCGCCAGCACTTGCCCGCCCTTGATTTCCTCACGCTTGCCCTCGCCTTGCTCAAGCAGCTGCTTCAGGAAGTTGCCCACGGAGCCGCCCACCGTGGCTCCCACCGCCGTACCCACACCCGGGGCCAGCAGCGTTCCAATCGCACCACCCGCCAAGGAGCCGCCCACCTCAAGGCCGATGCCCCTCACCGTATCCTTCAGGGCCTCATCGCTGGAGGCAGCGCCCTGCACCTCATTAGTAGTGAGCTGCTTGCCCTCAGCCGCAGCATCCTGCGCCTTGTCAAACGCAATTAGCTCTTCCCAATCCCGCTCGGTGGGAGGCGTGGGTTTGTTCCAGTTGTAAACCCTTCCTGAAGGGGATTGGAATTGCATCCCCCAATCTTACATCAAGATTAGCGCACTAGGGACCAACCCGGGGCTAGTGAGGTGGTCGTGGGACGGGCGGCTGGACGAGCCCCAGCTGGAGCCGCAGGGGCAGATACTTTGCCAGCGCCAAGGAGCTCCTGACGGCGTTGCACGAATGCCTCCTGACCCGACATCCTAGTGCCCAGCATATTCTGGCCCTTCTCATGGGCAGCAGCCAGCTCGCTGATGGTCTTCTTCAAATCAATCGGTAGGGATTCCCATTCGGAAGACTCGGCCAATCCGCTGAGCAGCTTCTGATACTGCTCGGCCTTCATCTCCTTTACCTGCGCCGCGCTCAACGGCTTACCCCTGTCGATGATTTGCGCGCTGTTACCAACGCGGACAGCCATGACGCCATCGCCCGCATCGTACACAGCCATCTCCGTCTTGAAGGCATCGCGGGCCTTGTCGATGAATTCAGGTGTAATCTTACCGTCGTTCTTGATGTAGGCGGAGATGAAAGCCGCCGTCTTCTCGTCCGTGGTGGCCTCACGCTCCACCTTACGCTCAACCTCCTTCACCGTCCTGTTGATGAGGGATGACGGGGGCAGCGACTCCACGGCAAACTTGAGATCGGGCTTGTTGGTCTGATAGTCCTCTATCTTGGCCAGCGTGGTGCGCGTCTCCTTTGTCACGCCCTCCAACTCTTTCTTCAGGTCGTCCGCACGCTTCGCAAGACGACGACCAGCCACGCCACCAAGGGTGCCCGACTGCTGGGCTTGGGTGAGCTGGGCAATCTCCGAGGACAGAGCCACAGCCCGTTGCGATTGATCTCCCACAAAGCGCTGCACCGTCCTAGGATCAATTCCAACAATGAAGCCCTCATTGCCGTATTGGGCAAAGTCCGCCAGTTCCTTGGGCAGCTTCCTGACGGGTACAACCGGAGGTGTTGCCGCCCCGGAAGAATAGAGGAAGTCCTGTAGCCTCGGTTGCGGAGCAGAGTAGGAGGGAGCCAACTCGCGCACTACCCCGCCAACCGTCTGGGGAACAGCACCGTAAGCCTTTGTTGCCGCCTCAATGTTCCTAACATCTTGAGCCCTCTTCGTAGCAGCATCTTGCAACGCGGCAATGTTGAGGCGGTCAATCTCGGCCTGACGCGAGGCGGCGTCAGCCTGAAGCTCCATTATGCGCTTGTCCTGCTCAAACTTCTGAAGGGATGTTCCAATGCTGATTGCCTTGTCTGGCCCACCAAGACTTTCAATAACAGCCTTAACAATACCCGGGTCCTCCACCTCTCCCTTGAGATTGAGAGGAATTCCAAGCGAGCTGGCAATCTGGGGGTTCTGATTGATGAATCCCGTGAAGAATGTGGTGGCTTCCTTCTTCTTGCGGTTTTCCTCCTGCTTCTGGAGGTAGTCCTTCACCCCCTGCGAAACAGCCTGACCAACACCGGCAATGCCTTGGGCAACGCCCTGAGCACCAGCCATCGCCCCCTGAAGATAGGGGGTGTAGTCCACCCGTCCCAAACCAGCCTGAACGCCTTGTCCGATGATGGCCATGTTATGCGAATTGGGTGTTGATGCGGGCATCCATCCAAGAACGGATGAGTCCCTTCAGCTTGGGCTTGTTGCTAATGAAGCTGGCAAACCGCTCGCCATGCTTGATGTAAAGGTTGCGGAACCACTTGGGGGCCGACTTGAACAGCCACTCGCGGAACATCAGCCATTTCGGATTGTTCACACCGTACACCTCACGGGCAACCCAGCACGGTATCTTGAGCGAAGGATTGCCAGCAAACGAGCCAAGGATGTTACCCACCGCCCCAATCGTAGCGCCAGCAATCTGGCCCTGAGCGCCAGCACGGGCTCCGTAGGTGGAAGCCTGATAGTTGGCCAAGTTGGCCGCATTCTGGAGGCCCAGATTGATGCCAGCGGACGGATCAAATAGCTGCGGACCCATTTGCATCTGACCCGCGCTAATGCCCTGCTGCTGGGCTCCATAGCCCATAGCTGTGGGGGCTTGACCAAAGCCAATAAGACCAAGACTTGCAGCCGTAACGCCAGCTTGCTGCTGGGCTTGCTGGAGGGCGTAAGCCCGATCAGCCCCAAGCATACTCTGCTCCGCACCAAGCGTAGCACCAAGATTGGCAAACTGCTGGGCTTGCTGCTGGGCTTGAAACGCACGATTGGCCTCCGCAGCAGACAGCCCAAGACGGGCATTAAGCTCCTGAGCAGCCAGATTCTGGCCAGCCCCAAACTGATACGACTGCATTCCAGCCTGCTGATTGGCCAAAGCCGCCTGAAGATTGGCGGCTTGGTTCATCCGCTGCACATCCTGTGCGTTCGTAATGTTGAACTGGCCAGCCTGCATACCCGCGGCCTGATTGGCCAGCGCAGCCTGAAGACCAGTTGCTTGATTGAGACGAGCAGCCTCAAGCATGGCTTGCTGATTGGCTCGCGCAGCTTCCAATCCCGTACCAACATTAAACTGACCAGCCTGAAGAGCCGTGGCCACATTGGCTTGTTGACGGGCAATGTCGGCACGAAGCACATCCGTGGCAAGCTGCTGACCCATCTGCTGGGCTCCCAGAAGCTGCTGATTGATCTGCTGGGCCATCGCAATGTCCTCAGCCGTGCGCTGACGAGCAGCACCCGCACGGGCAAGGGCCTCACCCGTAATACCAGCCGCGCTCTCCAGACGACCCGTGCCAGCCGCCATCTCACGCGCACCCTGCGTGGCGGCACGAATCTCCTCAGCCGTAAGCTGACCCGGGCGTTGAGCCCGCGCCATAGCCTGAGCCTGAAGCGCCTGACTGACAGGCGACATTTGCTGTGCCTGAAGGGCTTGCTGGTAAAGCGACTGACCAAGGGCTCCAGCCCCAACCCGCTCCGCAGCTACTTGACCCGCAGCCACCCGTTCAGCCGCTATGCGCTCAGCAGCCACACGCTCAGGTGTAAGAGTGCCACCAAGCTGAACTTGCTGAGCTGCCACCTGCTGGGGAGTGAACCCTTGCGCCGCCGCCACCCGCTCAGGGCTGATGGCCTGAGCCTGAGGAGCCTGCATGGCAAGCCTACCCATCTCATTCAAATAGCCACTCATCTGACGCCCGCCAAGCTGAGCAGCCTGACCAAGCGCAGCAGCCATTTCAGGATTGGCCGCTAGATAGGCTTCACGGGCTTGAGGAGCATAGGCCCCAAGCTGGGCCAAACCAAACTCCGTGGCCTGTGTCTGCAAACTCTGCTGGAGAGCGGCCTGACGACGAGCCGCCATATCCGCCAAATCAAGCGTTCCGTAAAAGCCTTCAGCCGTACCCGGGGCTACACCCAACAGGGTGTTCTGCAAATCACGCTGGGAGAGAGCCGTGTATTGGGGGCGATAGGTGGACTCAGCACTCAGCAGCAAGTTCTGAAACTCAGGACTCGCCATCTGCCGAATAAACTCGCTGGCAGACTCTCCTGCATTAACCGGGGCTGGAGCAGGGGGAGGTGCGGCTACCTTGGTTGAGAAGCTCATGTAGTGCTTTGGCTTTTGAAAATGGGAAGAATCGTGGGCTTAGGTCATTTCTCAACCCGCGTTGCCAGCCAACGTAAGGTAGTGACCACGGGACGATTCTAGCAAAGATGGACGGTGCTTCAGGGCCAATAGCCAGTTCCACCCACCAACAATCAGCATCTTTAGGATTCCACTCATCAAGCCTAACCCTATTAGCTGGCCTGAACAACACCATTACATCTGGTTGTGAGTAACAGAAGCCATTCAGCGTGTAATGGCCATGAATCCTAGAAAACTCTGGCCCGTAAAGAGCCAGAGCGACATCTACAGCCTTAGGCAAACTTTGTCTGTGAGGCGAGGACGGTGAAGGTGGCATTCGCCGTCTTTACAATGGTAAAGGTGTAAACGTCAATGCTGTTGGCATTGCCAGCCGTAGGAGCCGTACCACCAGCCCACTTTGGAGTGACAGCATTGCCATCAATCTGCATGGCCGACTGATAGTAGGCCGTGCTGCCTTGCGTGCAGAGTGTGGTGAAGCTGATGGACTCTCCATCCGACATCGTGTCGTTCAACGTCACCGTGGACGACGCCCGCACATTCAGGGTCCAGTTGGCCGATGCGTTGGTGGTGAAGTAACGAACGGCAGACGTTGTCCAGTTGAAGTTGAAGGTGCCGGTTAGGGCGGTAGTGTCAATCGAAGCCCTTTCAATGGCTCCGCGCATTGACATATAGCTGGACGAAGACAAGTAGGTGAAGTACCCAGCAGCAGGAGAAGTGCTACCAATCGGAGTATTTTGAATGGAACCAGCTGTAAGAGCACCTCCAGAGGTCCAAGTGGGTCCTCCCGTGCTCAACTTGGCCGTAGTGATTCCACCATCTTTCACAATGACAGCCCCGCCAGAAAGCTGGGTGGTCACCCCGTCCACGGCCCCGCTGGCAAACGTCGCATTATTGACAGAGTTGTTCAGCATGGTGGCTGTAACGCTGTCACCCGTATTGAAGGTGTTGCCTGTAGCTAGAATGGCCATGTTAGGTGGCTTGGGTTATTCCGAGATTGGTGATGGCCGCATTTAGCGTTACGGCCCGTAGTTTGGGTCTTCCAGAGGTTGGCGTGAAGGTGAGCTGAGCCCCATAGCCCCGCTTATTACCAATCCTACCACGCAGGGAGGCATCTTCAGCCACACTCAGATTGGCGTTTCCTAGCAGTTCGTAGATGGTTGTAAGGGCCTCCGTGGAGTCCAGATTCTCCGTTTCCACGGCAATGGAGGCATTGGAAGCCTGACTTGCGGAAGATTCCACATGAAGCTCGTAAGACGAGAACTTCTTACGGTCTAGAGTTCCCATCGTATACTGACGGGTGGTGGCGTAGGAGCTTATGGGGTAGGCTTGAGCCCCTATGCCCGCATACAGCGTGAGGTTGTCCTTGTTGTCCTCACGCCCATCAATGATGTGGATGGCTCCCAAGCTGCCCACAACGTAGAGCTTGGACAACCCTCCCGTATCCCCGACAATTAGCTGGTTAATCTCCCAAGCGTTCTGACCCGTGGTGTCGATGGACTCCCATCCCTGATTGAGGAAGTTGTACACCAACAGGGTGTTGTTCACCGTTGAATTGTCCAACGGAACAGCCAGATAGTAGCGATTGTTGTAATAGGCCGCTACGGCGTTCTGGGCGTAATTACGGTTGATACGCCCAATCAGGGGGTTGATAGGCTCGGACAGCGGGACGCCCGCTCCGCGTAGGTTGTAAAGGTCGCCGAAGGCTGCGGCGTAGACACCATTGTCCGAGAGGAACAACACCTGATTGCCAATCTGGACGATGGACTTGCGGGCCACACATCCCACCTCTTTGGTGATTAGATTGACTGATGTGTCCAGTAGGCTTCCTGATATGCCCTTGATGAGGTGGATGGAGTGCCGCATGAAGACAAGCAGGTTGTCCTCGGCAAACGGCTCCACTCCCACCAAGCTGTCAGCCGTACCCGCGCTAATGCGGTATTGCGACTGAATCTTGTCGTAGGTGTCGCTGTCCAGAATGTCGGAAGCAACCACCTCATCCAAAATCTTCCTATTCGTGTAGGTGGGGCTACCCGATGTCCCACCCGGTTCGTAAACATACGGGAGCCACAAACGGCGTTGATGCTGAACACCCCAAGCTGGGGCTGGCATATGCATCAAACCAAGGCTTTGGCTCTGCCTAACGGAATAAACCGCCTTATGGGTGGCGTCGTCGGGCGTCTGGGTGTAGAACGTAAACGTGTGTGAAGGCGAAGTTGTAACGCTGGCAATGGTGTAGCCATCTCCATCCTCAATTAATGACCCAGCACCCTTATCAACGACGTAAATTTGGTCGCCAACAGATAGGCCGTGACTTGAAGGAGTGGTAACAGTTGCAACTCCATCAAGAACAACCGTGTTGTTTGAGTTGTCTATGTACGTTGAGGCAGCATACGCTCCTCCTTGAACCAAGGTGAAAGCCAACGACCCGTTAAAATCGCCGTCCCATTGCAGGGCTTGCTGCCCATTCCTGAAGATGAACACCTTGTCAAAAGCGTGCAGGAGCTCGACGGTGGATGCAATCGTAACCCCTGTCGGGTAGGTGAGGGTGGTGGCTACACCAGTAGACAACTTGATGGCCTGAACATTCAGGTTGGTGGCCAGAATGATGTAGTTGTCGTTGGCCGTATTCGGATTGCTGAAAAGGCACGATCCAAAGACGCCCGTTACGGATGCAGCGGAAAGCTGGGCTGGCTGACTAGTTCCAGCACCAGAGTAGGTTTCGGTTCCAGTAGCCCCTGTAATGCTAAACGTGAATTGGGTGGCATTGACAACCGTAATGAGGCGATTGCCATTTGGATTAACAGTTCCTGTAAGGCCAGAGATGTAAACCAGCGTGTCTGATGAATAGCCGTGGCTGGTGGAAGTATTCACCGTCACCGTGGCATTACTTCGGCTGGCTGAGCTAATGCTCACCGTACCCGAATACAGCTTCCAAGTGGGGGTAGCCAGTAGGCGAATCGACTCCGTATTTCCAGCCAGCGTAGGACCAAAACTGTCAATGCCTTTGCGGGTTTGCCAAGCTCCATCAACATCCATCCGCCCGTTGGATGAGTAGGCCACTTCCGCTGCCTGAAGCTGGTCAGGCCGCAGACGATTGTTCATCTTCAGGAAGGCTGTGTCACCATCCGTTGCAATCGGGCTGTCAATCGCCCCGTATCTGGAATAGCGAGCCATTATTGGAATTTGTAACGAATGCGGATGATGCCGTCCTGACCGGAACCAAAGCTGATGCTGCTGTAACCACCACCCCAACCACCATTGCCAGAGTTGGCTACCACGGCAGGAAGGGCGGAAGATGTGCTTGATACGTTTCCGTAGCCACCTGCCGCAAATGTGGCATACGTTCCACCGCTGCTGATGATTTCAGCCGTGCGCCCTGCTCCACCAGTAGGCAGTCCACCGGCACTTCCAGCGCCACCACCGCCTCCGTCGTTTCCAAATGAAGTCCAATCTCCTCCCTTATTTCCAAATCCTCCAGAAGAAGAGGTGGGTTGCAAACCAGCACCACCAACTGCGTCACGACCTCCACCTCCGCTACCACCTGAACCGTTTGGACTTCCGCCACCAAGGGCCGTAAGACCTCCAAATGTTGTGTCTCCACCGTTGACGCCAAAACCACCTCCAGCACCTATGACAGCGGAATAGGAGCCAACACTAACAGAAAAGGCCGACCGATAGATATACCCGCCCGCACCACCACCACCGTACAATCCTCCACCGCCTCCACCCACCATCATCAACTGAATAGTGGCAGATACGGGACTAGAACTAATCGCAAACGTACCGTCAGACGTAAACTGGTGAATCTTGTAATCGGCGTTAGTCGGATCGACATACACCGTCCCTCCCGTAGCTACGATGAAGGGAGCCGCTGAAGTAGGTCTGAAAGCCCCAAATGCGCGGAGGCTCGCCGCGCCAACTGTTGAAAGGACAGGCATACGCCTATCCTATCACTACCGCTTCTTGCGCCCCTCTACGCCCTTGATCTTTCCGGCGTTGGCAGAGGCGTAAAACACACGTTGTCCGCGCTCCTTGCCATACTCCTTCTGCATGGCGGACATAATCTTCTTACCTTTTTTGGTGAGAGGCATCTTAGGAGCACTTCTTACGGCTGGTGCCGTGGTTCTTGGTCTTCATGGAGCCATATTCCATCATGGCCTCCTTCTTGCCCTCGCCCATTTCGTGACGAGCCATCTGCTTCTTGGACTTGTAGCGTTCGCCTGATTTGCTCATAAGTTTGGTGTTGACAGAAAATTGATTCCCCCTCCACCTCCCCGCTAGGGGAGGCGTCCTAACAGGACCATAATACCTTACGAGCCCAGTAGTTGGCGGACAGCTTTCCTTCCCCGCCCTTGATGCCACCAGACCTAGCGCAATAGGACTCCCTACGCTTCTTGCTCCTGTGCTGGGTGTAGTCCTGCATGGAACTATCACCGAAATGGACAATCCTCTCCTGCCCATTCGCACAGGCTTTCACCACTTTCTTCTTCCCCGGCCTCCAGCTTTTCATCGGCTGGTTGCAGGGCATATCGGCTTTGCTCTTCCGATTCATCGCTTAGCTCTCCGATAGCGTACCACAATGGAATAGACACCGGCTGCAATGGCTAAGAGGGAGGCTAGGATGCGGAGACCCCAATCAATCTGCTCCTGCCAAGCGGCAATGCTACTGGTGGCACTCACCATTGCTAGGACATCACTACCTACTTGGCGTGGGACGTTCATTTGACGCTCCTAATTGCCATCTTCTGCTCGGTACGCACCCCGAACCAATAGCCAACTGAGATGGAGAACATCCCGAAGGTGGAGGTGATGATGAAACTCATAAGCTCTGGATTGCTATCACGATACCACACCGCGAGAATCATTGAGCTCACCCAAAGGGCCAGAGTGAGGCCGGGACGGAACAGGGCTAGAACGTCGGAAGCCCATCCCGAATTGGCCTTAAGCCCAGCTTGGGCGTCTATGGCCTTCCCGAATGTTTGGGCGTTGCCCTCCTCAATCGTCGATCTGAGGGCTATGTCTGCCTTCTGGAGGTCAATCTGGGAGGCCAACTTTAGCTCCTCCAGCTTCATCTGATGCTTCTCCCTAGCCTCCTTCATGGAGAGCCACTTCTGGAAGATGGCTCCCCCTAGTCCTAAAATGGACCCTATCGGTCCTGCGAGAAGGGTGGATAGGTCCATAACGTCTAATAGATTGGTCGCTAAGGGCGTTTACGTCCGATAAATAACACCTTATTGGGCGTTACAGGAATGCCCTTTAAACGGCCATTCCTTGCGTTTTAAGGCGTTTTGGGAAACTCCGCGACCTTCCCCTCATCCTTCGGCTTAATTGCCTCTAAAAGCAATTCTGCGGACTTTCTGAGGATTTCGTGCTCTTCAGCAGTTAGAGGAGCACGGCGGCTCGCGGCATATAGGTTATTGAGGGCTTGTTCAGTAGTCATCGCCTTATTGGTCTAATTAGCTTTGGTTTTGTCAAGCCTGTAGACGGCCACCACAGTTCCTAAGTAGTTTTCCTTAGTTACGCGAAACCAAGACTCCGTGTGCCTATTGGCGTCGCCTGACATTATCCACCCATCTTTGTCCTTCTGGACAGCTCTATGCACTATGGGGCTCTTGTTGTAGGGAGCGTGATAGACCAAGATTTGGCCAAGCCTAATGGCGTCGTAATTAGCCACCGTAACGACATACTCCCCTCCCTGAAGGAAGGGCTTCATACTTCCCGTATGGCTCACCTGCCAAGCCCTCTCCCCAGCCCTTACCTCCACCTCCCTGACATAGACGGGAGGGTTGTCCTCAACAGGCTTCCATCCGAAAGCCAAAAGCCACCCCGCGCCTATCAGGCAAACGTAGGTGGCTAGGCAGAATGGGAACTTGGTGAAGGCAGCTTTTAGCTGCTCACGCACGGGTTAGCCCAAGATTGGCCGAGATGGAATCAAGCTGGTACTCGTCGTCATTGACGGTTTCAGACCAGCCATCCCATTGCTCCTGCGTCATGTTCACGTTGCCGTTTTTGAGCACAACAACAGTCGTCTCCTCATACGTCTCCGTGACGGTGGGCTCGCCCTGCGCGGGCTGAAGGATTGCTCCGCTGCCCAAGCCATCAGTAACGGCGGGAACGTAGGCGGGATTGGCGACTTCGCGGGTCTTCTCGACCACCTGCACATCCTGCAACTCGTAGTAGTAGGAGGGCGGCGGGCCTAAACCGATGCTGCGCAGGTAGAGCGTGTTGGCGGTGGCAGGGTACACCTGCACGGGCGAGATGGCGGTTTGCATGGGTGAAGATTAGTCGTTCGTGGTCTTGGCGTGGATATAGTAGGTCGTGCCGCCGATCACCATTGTGATGGTGCGATTCGGGCTTGTCGGGCTGACGGTGTTCACCGTGTTGCCGATGGCGATGGAGCCAGCAAACGTCGCGTTCTGCGCGTCGTCTATTGTCAGCGCTGTGATAAAGGTGTTTCCAGATGTCCGCGTATCGACGGTA